ACTAGAGAGAACTTTACACAGCAAACAGCGGGTACCTTGGCAGGTGATCCTTTTTACAATCAACAAAGCATGAAGGCTAATAAACAGTTTATTGGTAAAGTAATAAATGACTTTTCTAAAGCAGTAACAGAAAGAAAAGAAATTGAATTTAGCGCAACAGCACAAATTTTTCAGGCTGCAAGTACAGGAGAAGGCCTCGCAGATGCTGGCTCTGCTCTAGTAAATAAGATTCTTGATAATTCAGGTAATTCTGCTAAAAATACTTATTTAAGCCTTCTTGAAGATGTTTACAAATTTTACGGCGATGACAGCGCAGAAGCTATTAGATTTGAGGCAGCTATCAATAAGGTTATAACTGAAGATTTAATAAACAAAGTTTCTGATCGTTTTTCAGATGTAAAAAATTTAGACGGACCAGAAATTAGAATAATAAGATTTAATGATTTTCAAAAAGAACTTGGAAAAAATCAAGAGTTATACGCACAAGTATTTGGTGATGATTACGAGTCTGTGCTGACATTTGTAAGGATGGGAGCCTTGTCTGACACGGCTGGTACTACTATCAGGTTCGGCCAAGACCTCAAAGAAATGACAGAAAGCGCGGCGCTATCTCGGTTCTGGGGTGTTGCCCGTGGCGTTGTTAGTGTTAGATATGTGGGCTCAGAATGGCTATTAAGAAAACTAGCAGCAAAAAATAACAAGGCACTTATTGAAATACTTGCTACTCCTGAGTTACCAAACTATGTGATGCAAGCCGCAGAAGGCGGTGTTTATAGTCCAGTACTAAACCGCACTTTGGCCCAGCGGGTTATTCCTGCTCTTGCAGGCGCATTGTCTGAACAGAACAACACAGAAGATTACAAAACAACTCTGAATGCTCTCAATGATATGTACAGAGAATCCAATGTACGTAAAGCAGACTTTATTGAGAACATTATGGGTCTACTGTTTGCTGCTCGCAATGAAACATTGACAAATGAGTTGTTGGAGATGCTACAAAGAACAGCACAGTCTGAGGGGCCACCCGATCAATCCGACGTTCGGCGTCTTGGCTTGTCACAATAATGTCAGAGGCAATCTCAAATCAAGGAGAACTACTTCTCGCTATTGGTAGGCTTGAGGGGAAGATGGACTCTCTTCTTCAATCTTATGAAAATCTTGAAATAGACATGAAAGATTTGTCTCGTCGCGTTAACACCCTAGAAAAAGAACGCTCCCGATTATACGGTGCTGGTTTTGTACTAGCACTAATCGGGAGCGGTGTTATGTGGGTTATTGCTACATTCAAAGGAAATTAATATGTTTGGTGGACTTCCTGTAGAACTAATTACTATGCTAGGCTCTTCCTTACTGGGTGGTGTTATGTCCATATGGGGGCAGAGCATTCAAGCCAAAGAAGCCAACAACAAAATGATGATGGCAATGATGACCAAAGAGGCAGAGGTCATTGATAAAGCAAGACGTTATGACAATCCTCACTTTGCATGGACCCGCCGTCTTATCGCTCTGGCAGCTATTGGGGCCGTTATTGTATGGCCCAAGGTCGTTGCAGTGTTCTACCCAGACATCTCAGTCACTGTTGGCTGGACAGAGTTCAAGCCCGGTTTCCTGTTTCTAGAAGGAAAAGAAGTATTCGCGTGGAAACAAATGAATGGGCTTGTTATTACACCGCTGGATACGCACCTCATTTCTGCTATTGTCGGCTTGTACTTTGGTGGGTCGTTAGTAAAGAAGTAACACCTCAGTTAAGTTTTTTGCTTTTAATAGCCTTGTAAACTTCTTCTATGCTCATGTCTTGCTTCTCTGTTGGTTCTGAAATGTCCTGTTGAAATGTTGGTGGGCCACAGTATTCTTCCGCTGCGGCCACAACATGCTCCACCAGTTCAGAGCAATACCTAATAAGATTGGCAATGTCATGCGTGTAGTCAAAGTCTGGCATCAGAGAGTCCATGTATTCTACAAACTGCTCTGGATCAAGCCTACTAACTTCAATGGTAGGTGACAGAGACGTACTCCTATCTAGCATGAGAGAGAAAGAAAGGACGTTGATAAAACGTCCTTCTTTTTTTGCCTTGTTATCATCAGACATCTACAACCTCACAGAAATCACCAACACAACTAAACTCCTGCGTTCCTTTTGTAGTATCTTCTTTTTCGTATTCTTGTAGTTTGTAGAAGTCAATTTCACTTGGCATCTTGGTTAACAGTTCGTTGTACGTCTTTTCGTCCACTGCTTCATATGGTGCTTGCATATAGACTGCATCACTGTACGGGAAAAACGATACACCTGACATGTAGTCAAAGTTTTTATATACCCATGCAGCCACTTCAAGCCACTCGTTTTCCCGTACAGAGATTGTGATACTCGGTTTGTGTTCGCACCAGTGTTTTTGGTAGGTAAGCCAGAGTTCAAGATGTTTGATAGGTGTAATATCATCGTTGATCATTGCCCCATTTGGTGCCTTGATAGGGAAGGAGAACACCGCAGTGTTCTTGCTCTCGACGTCGCCAACAGCATCTTCGCAGGGAATGCCCGCATCAATTAGGAACTGCGTCAAGGGGTCTTTCTTGTCCCCACGAACACGGCGGATGTAGTAGCTGCTGTGGCGTGGATGAATGCCGCTGGCAGCATCGACAAGCTGGCTGACTGTGCCGGATGGCTTGACGCATGTGATTGCTGCGCTTTGGGGAATATGCAGAGCCTCTGCCCATCTCTTGTTTGTTTCAACAGCCACTTGCCTCAGACGCTGGAGTGTTTTGGGTAGCCCCTCCTCTACTCCATTCGTAAGAGTATTGTCCATAATCCCCGTCAGACTAACACCAAGAAGTCTTTCATCTTCTGTTGTAGTTTTCCATGTTTTGCGAAGATACTTAAAGTCAGTCAAGGTTGCTTGGTACGTGCCTAGAATAGTTGCAAGCTGTACTTTCTTGGCAAGTGTAGTTTCTGTGTCGTTTTTCTTAACTACTACTTCAGTAAGATTACAGAACTGGTTTGGTCGCAGGATAATCTCACAGCAAGGATTTGTACCAAAATCATACTCTTGATCGCGCCGCCCATTTACAGCAACCTGCTTTTTGGCAGCAGCACGACTGAACATTCCGCGCTCTCCTGACCTACTGGCATACAAAGAATGCCACTCTTTCATGAAGACATTCATATCAGGAATGTCTTTGTAAACAGCAGAGTTATTGGCGTAGGAACGATAGCTGTGGTTGTTCCACCAATCTCCCGCCTTTGCTGAACGAAGAAGATCATCACTGAGGTTGCTAAGAGAGATAAGGGCGGAACGGCGCACTCCTCCTACCACTACTACTTGTGCCGTCTTACAAACAAGATCATGACACTCTAGGCTGTTTAATCGCCGTCCCGCCGCTTTCTTAAACATGGTCACAGCAAACCGAAACAAATCATTCAATGGTTCTGGACCAGAAGCACGACCACCAAATGTCTTGAGCCTTGCCCCAGCAGGGCGAACAAGAGACATATCCCATGTAGGAATCTGACCCGCATACAACAGCGAAACCAGTTCCTTGAATGCTCTTGCCCAGCCTGCCTTGCTGTCATGCACAGTAATAACAGTTGGGCTGTTCTCAAAATGCTCTGCCACATCTGGCAGCTTATTGATACATTCTCTTTCTACTGAAAAACCAACACCAGTACCATTCATAAGAATGTACAGAATCTCATCAAATGCGCGGGGGCTATCAATTGGGACGTAGCTACAGTTATACGCCGCAACATTGCATCGCTCTACAGCAGGACCAGCAGTCATCAGCAACCGCATAGACGGCATGATATCTAGATTAAGGACAGCATCCTGTAGTTCTTTGCGAGTAGCTTTGTCCAGCGAAAAATCGTTGTGTTCTCTTAGCCGCGACTCCATATAATCAAAGTAACGATTGACAGTCTCGTCCCACGTTTCCCTGCGCTGTTCGTTGTCTAGCCAACGTGAATATCTAGAAGTATGAATATACTTTTGATAGGGTGTTGGTAGTTCAGTAGCATTCATGTTATACTCCCTCTAGGTTTGGCGCAGTATAGTTTTCTGATTTCATAACCTTGCCATCTTCCCGATAAATAGGTTTACCATCTTCTCCTAACTTTGACATGTTAGAAGCATGTACTCTGTTGAAGATAGCAGTCATAGGCCAACCATAATCTACAAACAGCCCAGTGACAACATATAAAAGGTCCGCCGCTTCCTTTTTGATAGCAAGTTCATCGCCACTATCAATGGCGTCGGACAGTTCTTTTGCTTCCTCTTCAATAAGTTTCTTGCGAAGGTTAAGCATAGTTTTCGTTAGTTGGGTGTTATAGTCAAACACCGCATCAGTGATTTGACCAAATGATTCTTGAAATTCACTAACACTGTCAAAAAATGTAGTTGGTTTCATCATGGCAGCCCTCTCTTAAATTCTAGCTGTAAATCAACTTTCTGTCTTACTTCTACTAACTTTGTTTGATACCACAAAGCTTTTTTCAAATCTTCTATTGGCTTCCCTTTATACTCACTTCTAGAGTTGTACTTAATAATGTTTCCTTTTAGATAGCCAATAAATTCTTCTGGTGACATGGAGTGTTCGATAACATCAATAGTTTCTACACTATTTTTGTTATAGTGTTCTGGGTTGTTAACATTATCTTTAGTCATCTTTGTTTTCTCCCACTAACCATTCGTCATTTATTGTTCTATCACTGTACTTGAAGCCTTTTTTGTTACACCAATCACCGTATGTGGTTTTTGAGTTTTTCCGTATCTTTGTATTCGAATTCATGAACACAAAACGAATGTCTATATTCGGATGTTGCTTTCTAAATGTCAAATGTTTTGTTCTGTCTTCCGGTGAAAAAAATCCTTTTGTCTCTATGTAAAAGTTATGCTCTGGAACGTAGAAGTCTGGGGTGTAGGTTGTTGGATTAGGCACATACTCATAAGCATCAGGTTCGTACTGAAAAGTGATACCACGGCGAACCAAGTCACCAGCAACGCTAACCTCAAAGTTACTTCTGTACTTTGTTCCGGCTGCTCTTCGTGATGGTTGCTTAACTCTTGACATTTTTTGGCCTGTACTGATTAAATAACAAGCTAAAGCTATTAAGAATACTTTCTTTTATCTTAGGGCACTGGGTAGACATAGGGCTGTTCGTTTCGCTTGAAAGAAAATTTTCTTCGACTATTACTGTAGCACCTTTATCTAATTTTTCTCTTAATCTATCAATTTCTTTTTGTATTTTTAGAATACCCATAGCATATTCGTCGTCACTCCAATAGGCTTCCCTAGACATAGAGGGAGCCTTTTTTATTGTTATAGGCAAACAATTAGGCTGTGATCTGCGATATACCTCACCACCTTCCTTTTTTTCATTCTCCATATATACATAGAAGCATTCTGGATTCTTAGATATATCTGAATTAAAAATTCTATTAACTATAATTACTGGCATCACCATCCTCCGTCACATACTTAGAATACCATGCCATAGGTGGGTAGGCTCTGTTTGACCCAAATTTCTCCTTGAGTTGCGCCTTCGGCCAACAATGTTCCTTAAAGTCACAGAAAGCACAGGTGGTCTTGAGAAGACGATTGCCTGTGGTGTTACGGCGAACTTTCTCAGGCTCATCCTCTAGCTTCTGTAGCTTAACAGAAGGGTCATTCAGAACGGTCATGTTGTGTTCTGCAACAGCCAACGCGGCGGTTCTCTCTTCATCTTGAATGCTTGGCGCAGGACAAACATTGATCTCACCGGAAGATTTATTAATAACAATCCAGCCGCCAAATGGCTTGTTCTCAGCAGCACCGTACAGAAATCCCTGTACAACATAACCAAATGGATCGTCGTTCTTGACCTTGCCGTAATTAGCAAACTTATTAGTAAAAGCGTATGGGCTTGCTGTTTTAACATCCCAGACTGCCCCATCAATAATTACGTCAAGGGTACCATTTATTGTCGTACCGGCAATCTCAAGAGACACTGGCTTTTGTTTTGCTTCTACATTGATCCCCGCCTGCTCCATTTCCATAACAAGCAAGCTTTCCAACAAATCACCAAACAAAAATCTATTTATAGAGTTGTACTCCATCTTTTTTTCAACTTTGACGCCATCACGCTCAAGCTGTTGCTGACACAGTGGTTTGCCAAGTCCCGACATACGAGGACGCCACTTTTCCGGCTTTGCATTTCTGTTGAACTGTTTCTCAATGGCGCTTGAACATTCTTCACCAAATCTAGAGATAACCTCGGGGGAAAGTTTCCTCTCCCCCGAAATTACCTGCTGCAAGTACAGTTGCAGATATTCTTTAATCAGATTATTCATCTGACTCTAAAATATCAACAAGCTGTGCATCTTCAACTGCACCACGAGCCTCCTTATACGACTGTTCGACGTAAGAGTTGTGATTGTTGATCTCAGTCATGAACTTTTCAAGTAGAGGAACATCCTCTGCTGGGGCAAACTCTACATAGTCCTTAACGTCAATCTTAGCCTTGTAGTAGATGTTGCCGCCGTACTTTTGACGCAGTGTCGTCAATGACGCACGGGTATTGAACAACAGCTTACCCTGCTTTTCCAGCGCCTTGATCCACTCGGAAGCAGGCATGAAGTTGCTCCCTCGTGCATACCAAATAGTCGGCACTGGCTCTTCCACTTCATCACTGGTAACAGTCCCGTAGATAACTTGTGAACACTTGATACCAGCTTGTAGTGTGCGCTCTGGGTCTTCTGGAGACAACATTTCCAGTTCCTTCTTGCCCAGCTTTCCACAGCGAAGCCCACCAGTAGTGTCAAAGAAGTCATCACCAAAAGATGCCGCCTGCACAGACATACTGGAATAAGTGCGTTCAGCATTATCCCAAATACTGTACATGTACCTACGAATGTATGGCCTAAAAGTGACCTCCTTAGCGTAGCAGACATTTCCCGCACTATCTTTGAATTTCCACTGGCCTCTCGGTAGGCTGTTGCCTTCTTCGTCCTCAGTGTTGTGTTCAATGGACAGCTTCGGCATAAACTCAAGTGAAGCACCATCGTCCTTGCTCTTTTGCCCAATCATTTGCATGATTGCCGCATTATCAAGCTTGTCTGCTGTAACTAAATCAGACAGATTTTCTGTCTCAACAATAGCTAAATTACCCATGTATTAAACCCTTTCATCTTTGCAGACCTCTTGTAGGTCTGACCAATTACATCCAATTTTTAACTCTATACCAACAGGAACATTGTAGTCAATGTTAAATCTTGATTTACACTCCTCTTTTAGAGACAACATAGCTTCTTTCATAAGTTCAACACAAATCTCCTCTTCATCAGGGTGAACATCCATAACAATACTATCATGAACCGTGTTGCAGATCAAGCTTTTTATTCCTGCCTTCTTAATTTTTTTGTGCAGTGACACTAAAGCAATAGGAAGCAAGTCAGCAGTAGCAAAACCCTGAACAGGGTAGTTTTTAATCTGTGTAGAATTAGAGTATCCTCCTCCGGGGTATTTACGAACATTCGGGAACATATACTCTCTTGTGGAAGGTAACACAACCTTTTTTCTTACTAATGCTTCATTACATAATTCTTGTTGCCATTTTGCAACACCAGAATACTTCTCCAGAAACGCGGTGTAGTAGCGGCGCTCTGCCTCAGTGCCTGTCTTTCCGCCATATAGTGGCTTGAACGTATGCGCCTTTGCATCTTGGCGAGAAACACCAATAATTTGTGCTGTGTATGAATGCACATCGACCTTATCGAGTACATCTTGCTTGGCCTGTTCATCCTGTGACAAAAAGGCAGCAACACGAAATTCAAGCTGACTGTAATCTCCTTCGAGTATCTTTCCTCCCTCGAACCTACTCACAATGGCAGCACGAACAGGGAATGTACCACTGCGAGGCATGTTCTGGAAGTTTGGGTTACGAGAAGAAAGCCTACCAGTTGCTGTGATACATTGCATAAACTGAGGATGAATATACCCGTAGCGGTTTGTATTATTCTTGATGTTTTTAATAAAAGTATTGAGGTATGTTGCTAGAGCATTATACCTCATATACTTCTCTAAAAACTCTCTTTTTACGCCTGTTACCTGTAACAGCTTGCTCTTGATAGTGTTGACATCCGTCTTGAAACCATGAACCGACAGGTCTTTCTCGTTCTCTGGTCGTAGTCCAAGACCAGCCACCTCCTTCGTTTCATGATAGATGTTTCCCCTGCCAAAGCACTGTTTGCATTTTCTTGGAATGCCGTAGGTTCCATCCTTACGTACATACTCAACAGTCCCACGGCCACCGCAGTTCCCGCAATTGTGCTGTTGCGTTTTCATAAACGGCCTAACATTGGGGCGATAATGCATAATAAAGTTTCTTGTCGTTGTCGTCCTGACAAACTTTTTTCTGCGCTTACCGTCACGCAATTCAGTTCCAAGATCAAAAATGTTTTTCCATCTTTTTTTATCCTTGACAACAACAGAATAAAAGAACTTGGACTTATCCTCTGCGGATGCAAGATTAATTGGAGTGTCACCACACAAGTTCTTGACAATGCGGTCTAAGTCTGCCTCCAGTTGCTTGTATTCTTCCTTAAATTGTTTTTCAATGACTGATAGTTTATCAGTATCAATCTTAATCCCGTGCGTTTCAACATCACAAAGAACCCTGCAAACTTCCATGTGCAGGCGGGTAACTGGCTCCATCATCGCCATTCCTCTATATTGACTTCTAATAACTCTGATTGAGCATAGGCTAAATCGAAGGTGGATGCAACATCCTGTCTGCCGTACTCTTCAAGTACAGCCCAATCCATTTCATCTGGCTGTTTTTCCCACCCGTTAACAAGCCCTGCCTTTTTCTGCTGTACCTTCCTACGCTTGCATGAAGCATCTAGGCTAAGTTCCCGTGCCATACCTCTGGCAAGCAAGTACTCAACTCCCATCGTATCCCATAGAGAGCCTTCATACTTGAAGCCACAGTACAGCAACCACTGCAAATCGTACTTAATGTTATGACCAATCAACAGGTCGGTCCTGTTGAGTACATCTTGCAGAATATCAAAGTTATTTTTGGTGGGTGTTTTTTGACAGTGGTAGAAACAAAGATAATTTTCTTCTCCGGTGTTTGTTTTGTAACCAACGGAAACAAGCTGGTTTTCACCGTCGTAGGGTGCTGAGTTCTTGTCTGTAAACGTATTTTCGATATCCAAACAAGTAATCATACGTAGTACCTGCCGGTTT